AAAAATATAAGACGCTGACTGACCAGTGAAAGGAGTATTAACGCCATTTAAACCAAACTCAATACGAGCACTAACACTGCCAGCAACATTTATAGATTGTAAATTTGAAGTCCCATCAACAGTAAGCCCATCACTGGTAATAGTTCCAGTTACGTCAAGAGCTGTAGCAGGTAAATTATTACCAATACCTACTTTGCCTGATGAGCCTTGTACAAATAAAGCATTAGCAACAGTATCACTTGCTACACGGAAATCATAATCTATACCGTCGTCGTTTATAACAGCTTCTGTTTCATCAAACATTAAACGACTTCTAAAAAATCCAATTTGGTTTGTATCTATTTCAAACTTACCAGTTACAGAAACAGCAGTAACATCATCTATATAAGAATTAATTCTTGAATAGGTTACTTTATTACTTCCACTATCTTCTGCCTGAAAAGATATTCTACCAGTTAAGTCGTCATTAGCAGGACTAGAACTATCTCTAAATAACTCTAACAAGGGTCCAGATAAAGCATCTGCATCTGTTGATTTAAGAACTAGCTGTGGATTATTATCACCAGTTGTAATAGTTACAACCCCTGTTAAAGACCCACCTGTTAAAGGAAGGTAGTTACTAATGCTAGTGGCAACAGTAGCTGACAAAGCTGCAATCCTGCTTTCTAGTGTAGCAGAGAGAGCAACAATGGTAGAGGCATTAGCTGTAATACTTGTTTTGTTAGTAGCAGTTAGTACAGACACTGCTGCAATTCTAGTTTCTAAGGTAGCAGACAAAGCTACTACTGCTGAAGCATTAGCTGCAATGCTAGTTTGATTGACTACGGTAAGAGCTGATACAGCAGCAATCCGTGAATCTGTAGGGAGTTCAGAAATGGTAGCTGATAAAACTTCAATCCTATTTTCTAGTGTAGCAGATAGAGCTACAATTGCTGAAGCATTAGCTGTAATGCTAGTAACAACGGTAGCTGACAAAGCTGCAATTCTACTTTCTAGTGTAGCAGAAAGAGCTACCACAGCAGAAGCATTAGCAGTAATACTTGTTTTGTTAGTAGCAGTAAGCACAGATACCGCAGCTATACGAGTTTCTAATGTAGCAGATAAAGCTACTACTGCGGAAGCATTGGCTGTGATACTAGTTTTATTTACTGCAGTAAGAGCTGACACAGAAGCTATGCGAGTTTCTAATGTAGCAGACAGAGCTACTACAGCAGAGGCGTTAGCTGTAATGCTACTTTTATTAATAGCAGTAAGAGTTGATACAGAAGCTATACGTGTTTCTAGTGTAGCAGATAAAGCCACAACTGCTGAAGCATTGGCTGTAATGCTAGTTTTATTAATAGCAGTTAGTGCTGACACTGATGCAATTCTAGTTTCTAGTGTAGCAGATAAAGCTACTACTGCGGAAGCATTAGCACTAATACTAGTTTGATTAATTGCAATAAGAGAAGTATTAGCTACAATGTTAGTTTGGTTAACTACGGTAAGAGCTGAGACAGCTTCAATTCTAGTTTCTAATGGAACACCACTAACAGTTAAATTATTTCCGTTACCATAGTAAGCAGTTGCAGTTACATTATTAGTAACCGTTAGATTACCAGTACGTAAACTACTTACACTTACATCTTGAAATGTTAGTGTCTCAGCAGTAAGGGTATCAGTTGTAATATTAGTAACAGAAACAGTAGAGCCTCTAATAGTGGTTGCACTTATTAGTGCTGTCTCAATAGAACCAACAGTAAAGGCATTACCAATATTAAGACTACCAGCAATGCTTACATTACCAGTAAAGGCTGCCGAAGTTTCTGATATTTTTAATGAGGAGTTGTTTCCTGAGCCATCCTGAATAGCACGTAGTGTACCGTCTAATCCTCCGTTAGTGGCACTTGAGGCTATCTGTAAAAGATCCTTATATGTGTTAGCAATTAACTTGCCTGTTAAGTCACCCATTTAAACAGTACTCCATTTCTTATCTACAAGTTCCCACTGATATATAGTAGTGTAAACTTCTGTTGCATCTTCCCACTTAATGTTCCTATCAATGTTAGGATCAGGTCGTGCATTCATTACATACTGACTATTATCTCTAAGGTTAGGAGTTTTGTTCTGTGCATGATTTACTCTATCATATGACCCATCCCAATCATTAGGACAGACCCACAAATCAAAACTGTTCTTACGTAATAAAGTACGTCTATATGCAAAACCACATATGTCACACTCTGCTCTTACGTGTTTACCTCTAGCCATCTAAATCCCTATAACGGTGGTAGCCAAGAAGACACAGGTACTGCAGATACAAGTATAGGTCTTAGTGGTCTAGCATCTTGAATATTCTCGTCGTCTGAAACATTAGCAATTCTATTCTGTGGGTGGTTAACTAAATCAAAGTTTGCCTCAAAGTCCATAGGGCATACCATCATTCCGTAGCTGTTCATTTTTAATTCACGAAGCCTGTAACGGAAACCACAAATATCACAAAGTCCTAATGCTCTATTTGCCATTACACATAGTTCAATCTAGGACGTATTAACAAGTTAGCACGTTCTTTATCTTCTTCCTGAGCACGTAGCAGTCGTTCCTCATACTCTTGTTTAATCATTTGGATACGTCCTGCCTCTACTCCAGGTCGTTTCATTGACATGAAGTATGCAGTACCAGCAGTTAAACAAGGAAGGAAACGACGGAAGATGTCTGCTGTCTGGGCAGACCTTGTCACATCTTGGAAGTATTTAACAGTTTCAAAGGTAATTGAATCTGTGCTGTTCTCAGGGATAGGCCACAGATACACAACAGATTGGTCACGTTCACGACGTACAGCATACTGAGTAGGACGGCCTGTCTGCCCCTTACGAGGAACCTTTAGATATTCCTCCATACTAATTCGTTGTAGTTGTAGATCAATACCATTACGTTTAACTACAGCTTCTAATACATCAATGTTCTCAGAACCCAATGTATAACTAGTAACACTAGTAGTTACGGTAACAGCAGTAGTAGAAATAGTCCATAGCTGAATGCCACGGTTTTGCCAGTCCTGTAGTAATAAGTTAATTGATCGACGGGCTGACTTACCCTCTTCACCTAGTGTGGCTTCACCACCGATCATCTCCATAGCTTCTTGAATAATTTCATCAATGTCCATGGAGAAGTTATATGTTCCAGATGTAGCCATAATTTAATTCCTTTAAAATATTATCTTGTATTTTCTCTTACGAGGCTTTAACCAAAAGTATACGTCAATCACGGCCTACGTGCCTTTTTCTTTCGGGAAGCAAGTGTAGCTCTTTGACTAGAACCTCTTGGATTATCGTAGCCAATTAACTTATTACGTTTAATAGATCCCCTACCTTTCATTCCTGGTTTGCTAACCTGCTTCCCAACTGATGCTCTACTTACCATTATTGTATGCTCACTATTCCAAATATCGAAGCTATAATTAAACCTACAACTGAAACAGCAATGACACCTATTAGCATTGCCTGTTGTAATTCTTCAGCTTTTATCTTAGCTAATCGTCTACGTTCTGCTTCTGCTTCCTTTTCTTCCTGTAATCTTCTAGCACGTTCGTTAAGTATCTCTTGCCATGTACTAGAACCAAATCGAAGGTTAACAAGGTTTCGTATTTCAGCCATTTGTTCTGCAGCTAGTTTAGCATCTATAACTGAATTAGCTGCTGACTTATGTTGGGACATGACACTTCCACTAGAAAATCTGTCCTTCTGTACTTGCTGCTCCCCATTTAGTAGGCCATCTATTGCCCCTGAAATTTCTCCTATGTCTTTAACTGTCTCGATGTGTGTCTTAATAAATTCAACAGATTGTTTAACCAGTGCTATCCCTGCTAATGCAGTAGATATTGGTTCCATAAGTTATGTTCCTCTCTCTATTATAACTCATTATTTCTTTTTACCCAACCCAAACTTTTGCTTTTGAGACTTAGGTGGAGCCTTCTTACTTCCACCTGAACCTGCCCAAAATACTTTATCTGCCCAGTATGCAGCAGATGTCTTACCTTTGGCTATATTCTTACCATGTCTTGCCTTAAAACTTTTACGTGCTTCAGGACTATAGTTGTGCCCCATACTTTGAGCACCAAATCTAATAACCTTTACCTTCTCTCCATCCTTAACGGCTACAACAGCTTTCTTAGTTGGATGATTAGGTGTACGTTTAGGTTTGTTTAGACCTGTTAGTCCTACTTTTTTTAGTCGGTTTTTTTGTGCTTCTGTTAGAGCCACTTGTAACTCCTTTACTTCTGTATGGTTTAACTTTCTTAGCTATAGATTTAGGTTGCTTAACAAACTGTTTTCCTTGTTTAGTTCCTTTTCTTTTTGCTGCCGTAGTAGCTGCATATTCTGACGGGGTGAGTGCCTCAATAGCTTTTTTTGGTAAGTACCTTTCCCCTGTTTCCGATGACTTCTTGCCACTCTTAGTTCTCCATTTCTGCTTTGTCCAGGCTTTTAGAGACTTCTGAGACTTTGCTAATGCCATTACGTATAGCCTCCACCTTTTTTCTTGTATTCCGATGCAAGTAGTTGTGCCTTTCTTGCAGACCACTGACCTGCTGAACCACCTTTTGTTCCTGCTTTAATTTTATTAAAGAGGTTCTTCCGCATGGTGGGCTTCGTGTAATTCCCAGCCTCATTTACTTTACTTCCTTTTTGTTTATAAACAATCTTACCACCACCAGCTAGGGAAACTCCCTTGCCTAGTTTATTAAAGTCAGCCTTAGTAATCTTATCACGTGGTTCCGCAACACGTGCTAACTTCTTTTGTTTAGGAGAGTATTTACCAAAAGGCATATTACATTTTTCCCTTTACACTGCCACCTTCTTTATAACGTAGTACAATGTCATTAGGGCCAGTGTCAACTTCTTTTTTAACTTGACGAGCCTTACCAAAACCTTTAACTTGACGACCTACCTTGCCACCTTCCATAAGAGCTTTAGTGCCTAGTCCACCACCAATGTTTTCTTGGCCTTTGTTTCCTGCATACTTTTTCTTTTTACGGTTCTTTTCATACTCTTTTGCAACCATTGCTAAAGGAGAAACTTTTTCAAGTACATCTTTTATTACCATCTTATCTGTATCCTTTAGTAGCACAACCTACACCACGAGGTTTACCACCTTTTTTAAGTTTAACAGTACCACCTTTTTTACGGTAGCTACGTTTTACACCTTCTGCATCGGGAGTTGCATAGCCCATTGATTTAAAGAAAGCATCCCGTTCTTTTTTAGTCATTTGTTTTATCATGCCTTCTACTGTTTTATTTAGTTTTTCAACAGATTCAGGTTTAGCTTTAGGTTTAGCTTTAGGTTTAGCTTTAGCTTTAGCTGCTAGCCCAATGCCTTGTTTTATTAATGATACGACCATTTTATTTCTCCTATATGTTAATATTAATACTTATTTATTCATTGCCTTGCCATAACCACGAGTAGCACATCCGACACCACGAGGTTTATTAGCTGTTTTCTTTTTGGGTTTTTTTACAGTTGAACCACCTTTTCTAAGTTTAACAGTACCATTTTTTTTACGAATAACTTCTGTAAGTTCACGAGGTTCTAATTCATCTCTACCACGTAAGGCTCTATTAGCCTGTCCTACTTCTAGGTCATATAAAGGATCTGAAACTGAACCACGTTGTGCACGTCGTCTACCTACATCAGCACCACCACCTTGACGAGCCTCACGAGCCATACGTGCTTCAAAATCTTCGTCTGATTCCCTACCTTGGGTTAACCGACGAGCTTGTCGTTGTTTCTTTTTATCAGTTGCTTCCTTTAGACGTTCACGACGATCTCTATCAGTTTGACCAAGTAGTTCTTTTTCCATCTCTTCACGATATTGTTTTACTTTTTTAGGAGGAAGGGTAGAAATTTTACCACCAGCATCAAGATAATCTTTCATAGCTTTCTTTAAGTTAACAGGCTTATTAGCTTTTACAACTCTTTTATAAGCAGCCTCAGCTTTTTGTTGACGTGTCATTTTTCGTCTTTTAAAAGCTGGCATAGCCCCAACACCCCGTTCACTTATTTTCTTATCTGTTTCTTTTGTAGCTTTAGCAGCCTCCCTAGCTTTACTACTAGCTGCTCGACGAATAGCCTGAGCAACAGCAGGTTTACCAAATTCACTTTCAGCTTTGGCTTTACCACCAGAGGTAGCATTTACCATATCAAGAATACGTTGTCCCTTTGTTTTACCTTCGGCTTTAACTGCTGTACCACGAGAGCCTTTAACTGCTTTACCTATTCCTTTACCTATTGCTGACTTAACCATCTTATTAACCTTTCATTGCCTTGCCGTAACCACGGGTAGCACAGCCCACACCTTTAGGCTTACTACTTTTAGACTTACTACTTTTAGACTTACTTCCCACTGAACTACCCATTGATTTATAAGATACCTTACCACCAGCTTTTTTTCTAGTGTTGGGAGGAAGACTATCTAAATACTCTTTAGCCTTTTTCATTCGTTCTTTTTTTTCAGCAGCTTCTATCTTAGAGTTTCTTTGTGCAATTTCTTCTACAGTAAGAGGATATAATCTTTTATCTCTTTTTTCAAAGTCTTTAGCAAGTAACTCCTTATCACGTTTAGATGGCATTATATTATTTACCTCCCATTGCTTTACCGTAACCACGGGTAGCACAGCCTACACCTTTAGGCTTACTACTTTTAGACTTACTACTTTTAGACTTACTTCCCACTGAACCACCTTCTTTTTTCTTAACCATTTTGCCACCGTACTTTTTAGATGTAGAGTTTCTTCGATTATAACCAGGCTTACCTACTTTCTTTTTATTTAGTTCTTCTATTTTTTCTTGAACTGTTTGTTGTGGTTTACTTTTTGGTGGGTTTTTAGCTTTGGGAAACGTATAGCCTTTATAAGGATTTGCTTCTGTGCCTTTTGTTATTTTTATTTTTTGACCTTTATAAAGCCTATCAGCATTAGTAATCTGTGGATTTAATTTCATAAGTGCATTGATAGTAGTATTGTTATCTTTAGCAAGTTGAGAAAGTGTATCACCAGCTTTTATTGTTCTAGTAGAAAAAGATTGTTTTGGTTTTTCTTCAAGGTTTGGCATATTAGCAGCAGCACCTCCTAAAACACCAACAGCTCCTGCCTTTTGTGCTATTCCAGTTTTTCTTACTTTAGGAGCACCTGTACCTCTAACATTAGGAATCCCTGCTGGCTGCACTGGTTCAAACTTAGCATCCGTGGCATTTCTACGAGCATCATCAAACTTATTTGATTTACCTTTACCTTTTTTACCATATCCAAAAGTTTTAGCTAGGGTGTCTAAAACTTTTTTATTGTTCATTACTGCTCGACCTATTCCTAGTATTGCTGGCACTGCCATGTTACGATCCTCCGTTAATTGTGTTGTCTCCTCCAGCAGGGGAGGCATTAAGTTGCATGTCATCACGACGTGTACGTCGAGCTTGGTTTTGAAGACCCTGCAAAGCTCTATCATATTGTTGTTGGTAAACTTGGGTAACAGAGAAGTTCTTCATAAAGTTTGTGGCTTCAATCATTGAGGCATAAAATAAAGCATCATAACAAAAGTCACTAAAGTAGTTTGTTTGTGAAGCACTACTTAAAGCTTCA